GTATTGTCATCTTCCTCAACTAAGAATGACCAATCAGCTTTAGGTGTCTTACTAACAGCTTCTTCATATTCTTCTTTAGTGCAATCAGTGTATGGTGCTTGTTTGTAAGTTCCACCATCGTAAGGTAAAAAAGATATTCCACTTATAGCATCGAAGTGGTCATATACCCAAGCCCCAACTTTCATCCACTCATGTTCTCTAACGTAAGCGGTAATAGATGGTTTGTGCTCACACCAATTCTCTTGGTACACAAGCCAATGTTCTAGTTGTTGTATAGCTGTACGTTCATTTCTAGTAACAGCTCCCTTAGGGCTCTTACATCCAAAAGAAAATACAGTTGTTGAATTCTCTTTACCAAACGCTGGTTCATTAGGAAATCCAAACTCTTTCATAAAGGAAGTTAATGGGTCTTTGTTGTCTTGCCGCACCGTTCGTATATAGTATTCATTATGACGAGGGTGTATACCACTAGCAGTATCAGTAAGCTGACTAACAGTACCACTAGGCTTGACGCAAGTGATTGCAGTGCTTGGATTAATACCCAGCTTATGTGCCCAAGTCTCGTTTGTATTGATTGCCACATTTCTCATCTCCCGTAGCCATTTTTTAGTTGTGTCTTTAGTAGTACTAAGCGTTGGGTGATCCATTATACCAGTCAAAGATACTCCAAGTAATGCTTCTTCTTCAGTATTCTTTTTCCAAGAAGATCTTAAGTATCTAAAATCAGTTAGTGTAGCTTGCATAGTACCAATTATAGTAGCTATCTCTACTTTCTTCTTCAGGTCTTTAAGTGTATCCTTAGGTCTTACTATTACCTCAGATAGATTACAAAATTGATTAGGTCTTAGTACAATCTCAGAACATGGGTTAGTACCAAATTCCCAATCAGTATCCCTTCTCTCAGGGGAAAACTTCTTAGCAGCAGTTCTATTAAATATACCACGCTCTCCTGAGTGACTTAGATATAATGCTTGCCACTCGGACATAAATTGAGCCATATCAGGGGTCTCAGTGTAACATGCTGAATTATTAGCTAACGCCCTCTGTCCGTTGAGCTCCCACCAATTTCCAGACTTAGCTATTCGCATCCTGTCATCACTGAGATTAGATAAAGAAATCAGCGCTGATCTCCTTACACCCCCCACTACGACTATATCACCCACCTTACAACAAAGATCATGACATTCAATACTGGTTAGTTTCCTCCCTTTGGCATTTATAAAAGTATTTACAGTAAACTTAAATAATTCTTCCAGTGGTTCTGGCCCAGAGGAACGTCCACCAAAGGTCTTTAATCTTGCCCCAGCGGCACGAACTTTTGAAACGTCCCACGATGGTATCCTGCCTGAATAAAGCAGGGATATGAGCTCTCTGTAAGCGCTAGCCCATCCCATTTTGGAATCCATTACGTGTACTACAGTATTGGTATCATGAAATTCTTCAGATACTTGTGGTAACTGATTGATAAACTGTCTTTCTACACTAAAACCAACTCCAGTACCACACATTAAGATATACATTATCTCATCGAATGCTCTTTGATTATCTATTGGAAGATAACTACAATTAAATCCCGCTACGTTATCTCTGTCTAATGCTTTACCAGCAGTCATCAAACACCTCATAGATGGCATAACTTTTAGATTTAATATATTTTCTTTTACTTCAGAAAAATCAAATTCATCATTGAATCTCTCAGTAAAAAAATTAATATATCTATTTACAGTTTCTTCCCAAGTCTCTCTACGTTGTTTATCAGGTAGATGTCTTGCATACCTACTTAAATGTATAAATTGTTGGTATTCAGTCGGCAATTGGTTCATATTTTCTCAGTTCCTTTTCTAAGTATTTAGATATTTCGTCTCGTTCATTTTTTGGCACATTGTCTATAATCCACTGACCTGCCTCTACGGGACCAAATTCGTGATATAACTCTGCAAATATTTGCGCTCTTCTTTTGTGTATAAAAGTATTATCGACAGTCATTATAAGTAATCCTCTTTAACTCTATCTATAGAGTGCTGAGTTATGTCAATAGTTCCCTGCCCTGTATGCGTTAATGTAACTAATCCTGACCACCAATCACAAGTAGCTTCGTTTCCCTCCATATATTCAGGCATATAATCTGCGTACCACCCTACATTACACGACTGTATAAGAGGAGATACTGTGGTGTCATCAGAAGTTCTCTTCATAGTATGCACACCAAATCTATGTGTGTGTCCGAATACTATTGAAGTATTGTGTGTCTCAGTAGCTCTCTTAGTAACGTACTCCCCACTTAAGGGTTGATTAACTCTTCTATTCATAGGTGCGTGTGTGAACGCTGTGCCATCAATGTACACGTATTGTCTATATTCTATTATATCCCACTTATCTTTACCAGCTCCAACAAAATCTGTCTCAGGTATAAACCCACTAAGCTCAGGTTTATCTAGGGTATATCTCCAAGTCCTAAGCTCATGGTTTCCTAATAACCAATATCTATTAGGATTATATTTCTTAGTTTTCCATCTAGCTTGCTTTTTCCACAAGTTACGTATGGGTTTCATTATCTTTTCATAGGCTTCTATGCCTGAATCTATATCATCTTTTAATCTTTTGCCTTCCTTCATTAAAGGCTTATTATTATCAAAAAAGTTTATAGAATCCAAGTTCATGAAGTCTCCTATCTGAACTATATTGTCAGGCTTATTTTCGACAATGAAGTTTCCAAGAGCTTCGAATCTATCCTTGTTATGTTCAGGACCATCGTGAGCATCAGGAATCACCAGGGTCGTAGCATATTTCCTCATATTCATTTTCCTCATAGTTTAAATTAAGTCCTCCACGTAAGTAGAGACTATTGATTATGTCAAAAGCCATGAGCACGGATATAACTGCGTGTTCCCCGCATTCATGGCAGTCTTCCATCTCGTTATCTAATCCTTTTTCAGACTTACTTCCACATCTGAAACAGTAATAGATTTCTTCTTCTCTTTTATCCATTCCTTCGGAACCTCAGTAAAACTATATTTAAAACCGTGTTTTTTACACCATTCTGAATATCTAGTTTTTGATGTTTTATGCAATTTGTTATCATATTTAAACACAAACCTTATGTCCAAGTCAGGTAGTTGCTCCTTGATAAGTAAATGTTTTGCTCTGTCGGAGGACGTAAATCTTCCCTTGCCTTCAATTATAATTCCATTGGGTAAGACCCAATCAGGTTTATATGTGTGAATTTTAATAAATGGAATTATTAATTTTTCGTATCTAGCTCTTGTTCCTTTTAACTTTTCAGCAATTTCTTCTTCAAATTTTGACCTGTATTTGATAGCCATTTTTTAATATCCTTTTTTGAAAGGACTTTCTTTAATTGATCTGCTGATCTTAATTCTTCTATGTCCTTTACGTTAGTTTTACTAACCCCTCTCCAAAGCCTCTCTATCCCAGCTTTGTCTAAAGTATCTTGTGGGTCGTGTTCTAAGTAGTCTAAACTACTCATTGTTTTTTTACGCTTGCGCATAGAGGTATACCGCTAATATTATTAATGATGCAAATATCGTAGATACAACAATATGACTAACCATTTCTTTGTTATTATTTTCCATTGTCTATGCTTCCTAAAGTTATTAATGCTCTTGTTTCTTCTAGAATTTCATCCCAAGTCATACAATACTCGTTGCATTTTTCTACACCTTTTTTAGTCTGAGTAAAAAAATGTTCGTATTCTTGAGAAACTGACTGCTCATAATCATCTACGGTCTCACACCACTCAAGACATTTCTCAGCCCCCACTGGCCCAACCCCAGGAATACCCTCTATGTTATCAGTAGAATCTCCAGTAAGTATTTGAACATACTTATTATGAATTGCTTGCTCTACAGATACTTCATATAATTGGTCTTTTACCCAGTTATAGTGCCATCCTGCTATCTGATCTAAATCTTTGTCAGTAGAAATAATACAAGAATCTTCTGATGAAGGAACAGATTCTTGAAGATCTGCTAATATATCATCTGCTTCTAAGTTCTCTACTTCCTGAGCATCCCAAACAGATTTTAGGTATTCTTTAATCTCATCATACCAATGTGGTTTGTGTAATGGATCTCTATTACCCTTATAAATTTTTATTGTAGCCAGATTATCTCTAAAGTTTATACTTCCACTCAAGAATATTTCTAACTCAATCTCCCCAAACCTTTTTGATAAATAGCTTTTTATTTCAGTCAAGACAGTCTTAACGTTATTTAAAGCGTTCTCAACAGGTTCGATAACTGTATCTACAGTGACATCATACTCAGATTTTTCTCTGCCATGTTCATTAAGCCAATCCATCATATCCTTTTTGTACTTAAACTTAGGTATCTCTCCTTGAAAGAGAGGTATTGATAAATTGTATATCCTACTTTGTGCGGCAAAGCCACATCTGTAAAGTATGATGTCTCCGTCTACTAATGCTTTCATTTTAGTTTACCAAAATCTCTGAATCTTTTTCTTTTTCTTTCTTTTTTTGGTCAAACTTATCTCTCCAATTATCTAAGCTAGCCTGCATCTCATACAGACCCTCATATCCTTGAACTAGAAATGGCACTTCTGCCTCTGTTACGTTTGTTTGTTTATTTACAATAGCGTAAACTCCATTACCATTACCATTAGGTGATGCGTTGATGGGAGGTTTAACTACCAATTCATAATCAAGGGTTTCGTCTAGATTATTTTTACTCATAGCTTGTATCCTCTTCAGAACCCTCGCCAGAACCATCTGGAGAAGGAGCATCAAATGCTCCATCTCTAGCATCAGTAGCTTCCTCATAAAATTTACGAGTGTATGCTTCTACTGTGTTTTCAACTATTTCAACTTTCTTCTTGGCGTTAGCACCTAGTGCCAATGCTCCAGAAGTAATTAATAAATCAACCATAGCAATTGCTCTGTTTAGACATGCTTCGTATCTAATTTCTTTAGAACGTAACTTGTCCTCTTCTTCTTTGTTAGGCCAGTATGAGTCTCTGGTAACAGTTGCTCCAGCTGTAACTTTTGCTTTAGGCGAAGCTGCTGGTTGTAAGTTACTTGTCTCTGATGCATCCATTACTTCCACTGATTTCAAATCCATATTCTTATAGATTCCCTTTTCAGTATATACAAATTTAATGGTATTACCTTCCTTAAAAGGTAATTTAGTTGCATCAAAGCCAGCCCCATACCAAGCACCACTTATTGATACCGATACTCCTCTGCCTGCTCTTATGGTCTCTACGACCCCTTCTGCTGTATTCATATTAAGACCCCCAATGAGTTCCTGTTTTTATTTCAGCTTTTAATGGTATGTTAAAATCAATTCCATATAATTTCTTCATATACTTCACAGGAAAATCCTGTAAAGACTCTGACATCACATCGATGAAAAAGTTCCGTTCATCTGGATGTACTTCACAAATAATTGAATCATGTATAGTATTTGTGATAAATGACTCAGCATTTGCTGACTTAAAGCAATGCCAAGCATATACCAGTGCTGTTGGTACGATCTCAGCTGTAGCCAAGTATTGTACTGGGTAATTTCTAACTGATGTATTACCCTCAACATAACCAGTATGTGTAACCTTCAACGAGGGAAAGTAAAACTTCATCCCCGTAGGAAGTGTTAATTCTTTTGTTACTACCGCCTTATCTACCCACTTATCTTGCTCTCCAGAGATTCCCCCGTATTTCTCAGTAAACGTTCTGTAATAACGTCTCTCAGATGGTGTTCCGCTTGTTCCACCATAGAGTGGCTTAAATGTATGTGCTTTTGCATTTTGTCTGGCGATTGCTCTATCCCGTTCTCTTGGATATATAATATCAGCTGTGAATGAATGAACGTCAAAATTTCTCTGTATGTCTCGAAGTCCCTGATCATCCTGTCCATACCAGACAGCGACTCTGAATTCCAGTTGTGCTTCATCAGCTTCACCCACCAACCAGCTTGGTTCCCTTGCTCTAAATAATCGTTTAAATCCTCGATCCACATTTTGGAACTGGCACTTGTATGTTTTTCCAGTACTACTGTACCTGCCAGTAGCAGTAACTGCTTGGTTGATAGCTGCGTGGAGGATTCCTCCCCCTTTTTCACAACACTCATTAAATTTTTCAAGAGATTTTGTAACTTGCGCATTTAATTTTACCTGTTTTTGTTTTAATTGTATGAACCTTTTTTGTTTACTACTTTTTGGCTTCAGTAAAGATATTACTACCGACGAAGCGCTTCTTTCCCCTTTTGGGGTTGTTATAATATTACCACTATGGTCTTTAGGCATAGCAAATTTAAGTTCATCATAAATAAACTCAGCCATTTGCTTGTTACTTCTTGGATTAAGACCACCAGTAAATTCATCTAATTCTCTCTCTACAGAACGTAAATCTGACACTGACTGTTTATATACTTCTTTAACTTTTGATGTATCTAAACACATGCCATTAAATTCTATATCTGCAATAACTGGTATTTGAATACACTTTGTATAAAAAACACGCTGTAAGCTGTTTTTAAATAATTCCCTACGCTGGTGCTCAAATAATTTGTGAGTTTGCTCTACGTCCATTTTAGCGTACTTTATGAGCCAATTTTCAGGCATTTCTGAAGGGCATATTCCAGCGCCCATCATAGCACTAATTATTGATTCTTTTCCTCCTAGTCTTCTTCGTCTGAGGCATTCTTCCAGTGATAACTTTCCTCTTCTGTTGGAGCGGAGTACATATTCTGCCAATTGTGTACAAAAGGGAAGTGTTTTCTCAAGTCTGACTCCGAGGCGCTTAAGCCATCCAAGTTCGAATTTTGCGTTGTGCGCAATAATGAAATCAGCTCTTTCCACTTCGTTAAGAAAGTCTTCGATATGTATTGGCTCGGGATGTCGAACGAAAACTCCTCGTTCGTCACCGTTTCTTTGCCATGCAATGAGTATGATACTGTTATTTTCATTTAATGGGTCTCCTTTATCTAAGTTAGTTGTTTCAAAATCAAATACTAAATAATTATCTGATTTAAATATATCAGGATTTGGATTAGTTACAAATTCAGGTATATTAAAATCCATTATATGCTCGTTACTTTACTTGTTTTTGTATCTACCATAACTGGAAAAAATACATGCTCTCCACTAAGTTTATTTTTAGGCAGAGAAATCATTCTCCACGATTTGCTGTCGTATTCCTCATTAGAACCAACACCAACAATTAAGTCCATCTGGGCAGGCATTCCAGTATTTGAGAAATCTATATCACCCATCTCTAATCGCAGTTTATTCGTTCCCGAATCACCTGCTTGAGTGACTCCGATAACCAAGATATTATTTTTCTTAGCTAGATTTCTTGCAGATGTAGCGGCTATCTCCATCTGTTCTACCCTACCTTCTTTACCTACCCAAATGTTACGGAGTTGGTTGATTACAACAACATCCACCCCGTGTTGGTCGATTAGACTCTGTATATCTCTGAAAGTTCCTGGAGATAATGATTTAAGTATTAAATTATCGTAGCCTCTTTGTTTAACTACGTTTTCGACCTCATCAGGATTATCAATAACGTCTACTATAGGTTTTTCTGCCAATCTGCAGATGAGTCTAGACATTGTTGCTTTTGCTGGGTCTTCGTTTTCAATAAATAATACTTTGTAGCCGTCATGTAACAGACCACCGACCATATTAATAATAAACAATGATTTACCTACTTCAGGTCTACCAAACACAAGGACATTATGTCCTCGCATTGCTCCCCCCGTAGCTTGCTGTAAAGCCTTAGGCCAGAGATTGATTCTATTTTTATTTTTTAATGTTTCTACTACATCAGAAACTTTTGTGCTAATTAATAGGCTTTCATCATCGTCCTCTTGAGATTTTACATATTCCTCTACGTACTTGTATTCCTCCATCAATTCTAGTGCGCCATTTTTATTTTGCGCCAATAATATTGATGATAGTTCTCGAGCAATGGCATCCTTTTTCAAGGCAATAACTTCTTCCAATAAATTTGGTGAAGATGTAGTTTGATTAAGAGTTTTTAGAATATTTCGATACAGATCTATTTGTTTGGGAAGCTCTCTTGCGATTCGTTTTTCCACTAATTCTAAATCTACAAAAGATATAGACGTATCTTTGTCATAGAAATCACATACAATGTCGTATATGAATTTTGCGGGTTCAGAGAAAGAATCTTTAATGTTTAGTTTCGATAACTTGTTAAACGATTCTCTGTCTTGAATAATTGAAGAAAGTATTTTAGATTCCATATTATTATTATATTATTATTATATTATTATTATTATGATATTATAATATATAATTATATTATAATATATTATAAGTAGTTTAGACTACTTAAAGTTCTTATTAATCAATAGCTTATTTATTATTTATAATTTAGACTATAAGCATCTAAATTAGTTCAAATTAGTTGATATTCTTGTAATTATATTATTTATTATATTTTCATTATTCATATTTTTTGGATCATTATCAACAGGTATAACTTGACAAGATTTAAAAAATAAAGAATATTTTTGTTTTATATCTAACGCATGGGTAGTAGCATCATTATCTAACACTATTACCACATCTTTTCCTGATAAAAATTTCATAGCATTAGTTGGTATAGAATTAGATAATAATGCCATACTAGGAACATGCCTAGCTATTCGTATAGAACTAATTATGTCCTCAACTAAAACAATTAAATTATCAAAATTAATCTCACAATAAGGAAAGCTTACATTGTAATAGTTAGTATCTCTATTAATCCAATAAGTTCTAGATTTAACCCCATCATATTTTTTATCAGATAACTCCTTATAGTAACGAGAAACATATCCTTTAACGTCTCCATCTTTAGATAATATAGGATATATAATTCTCTCTGTTTTTTTACACCATTTTATTTTATTTAATATTAATTCTTCTATTGTAAGATTAAACTTACTTTGTAAGTAATTAACTTGTGATTCATTTAATTTAGTAATAAAAGACTCAAAGGGATATTCCTTATTTAGTGTGTCTTTTTTGGCGGAGTGTTTACCAGTAAGACACCATATCCCCATATTAATAGGAACAAATCCCCTTGAGTCACATGCAACCCTAAAGCATTTATATAATAATCCATCGTCAACTCTTGTTACAGCAAAATCACCATTCTGTTTTAAACAAAAAGGACACTGTGCATCTCTAGTTGTCTGACCAACTTCTAGTTCAGAGTTAAGATATGAAAGCTGTGTTTTATAGTTAGGCACTATATTTGTATGTTATACCATACATTGAATCTTCACGACCAAGCCAAGTTCCCGTCTCTACACTTTTTAATTCCCTCGAACCAAGTTCATCAGGAATAAAATAAACAAAACATTCATGTTCATTTCCTTGAGAATCTTTAACAATAACTTTATCTCTATCGTAAAATGATGGATACCCTTCCAAGTGTTCTACATTTTCGAACGCAGTTTTATCTATATTCCATATCTCGCCATTAATTTCCTGAGAATGTTCAGAATCAGCAGGAATAAGTGCGGGAAATGCACCTAGACTAACCATCCTAAACTTATAGGATTTATCTAATTTACCAACACCACAAAATATACCACCTTTAATAATGGCAAAGTTTGGTTGATGTTGTTTTAACGTACCATATACAAATATTTTCTTCATACCAATAACCTCCGTATGTGTTGACTATATAAATTTAAAGTAGTTCCCTCTAATGCAGGTGCAGTATTAACTTCATATACAAATGCTTTTTGTGAAGATTCCTGCCACCCAACATCTACTGCTCCAAAATCTAACTTAAGTGCTTTGACAGCTAATAATGCCTGTTCCACAACATCTTGTGGCACAGCTATACCTTTACTACCAAATATCCAACCATTTGCATGGTTTCGTATTTGAAAATTGTTTCCCTCACTCCCCTTGCGTAGCATTTTCTTTTGCAGAAAAATGATAGTACCCATAAAAATATGTACTCTATATTCATCAGACTTCTTTACATATCTCGTGTATAATGCACAATCAGGTAAATCATCTGCATCATTTACTAAATTAATGCCTCTACCCCCACACCCACGCAATAACGTTCTAGCAACAGCAACTCTATCTTCTTTAATCCATCTTTTAGCTGACTCCATAAGTGTAGTAAATTTAGGAATACGAACCTTACCAAGCATAACTTCTAATGCACTGTGTTTATTCTGAGTAGTCTGAACTACTGAGGGATTATTTAGTATAACTACATCATCATTAATCCAATTAGGTAATCTAGGATTACCCCAATTAATAATAATATGATTATTATAGTAAGAATAATTACCATTCTCACGCACACGTTTACATCTTAAATCAGATAAGGATTTAGATAATGCCTTAGCTGATTCAGACTGTAATTTATAAGGATATATTATTGGTCTAAGCATTTGCTAATGACTCATTAGTAACTTCGTGAACTTCACTAACAACATAATGAGGATTAACCTTAACCTTAGTAAGATACTTAGTCCATAATTGTACATAATGTGGAGAGTTAGGATTCTTTACTACCAATCCGTCAGTATTCCAATCGTCCCACTCAGCATATTCTCTAGTTAAATATACGTTTCGATTATTACCACGCATCTTAACATAATCACATAATACAGCCATACCCGCACTCCAACTTCTCCTATGCCCACCTGCGTTAATGTAATCCCTAAGAATTGTAAATGCTTCTATTTTTAATTGCTTGCTTATATCTCTATATCCTGTGGTAGCAAAATATCCAACATCTACTCCATCATCAGCAATTTGTGCTCTCCAAGATGCAATATGCAGGTCTGCCAATACCTGAACACCACAGCAAGAGCCAGCTTTACTGTAGTCATATCCAATATAATGCTTACTTGTATTACCATCTTCGTGTACAAATGAGAACTCTACTTTATCGTGCATAACTACACTCCTGTGACTGCAATGTGTGAATCATACTCGCCTGTCTTTGCGCAGTCTTGACAAATAGGGCGATTCATATCAGTCCAAGCAAGTGTATAATCATCTATTGAATTGATTGGACAGGAACAAACTTCGCAACCATCTTCTGTTGCCTTTCTAAATACGTCGTAACCAACATATTTACCATTAATTAGATACTTTTGACCCATTTCATTATAAGGATAATCGTCCCACATAATATCTTCATCATATTCATCATAAAGGTCGTCGATAATTTCTAATATGCTATTTGCATCTAACATTAAAGTGTATTTATCAGTATATTTAGTTGATTTTTTATCCTTTGCCAAGGATATTAATTTACCTACACACTCATCTCCCGCCTCCATAACCACCTTATCTTTTGGAAAATTATGAACCTTAACCTCGTATCTTGGAAAGTGAGTCCGCGTACCAATTATGCAACCACGATTATTATTTGAGTATGGTTCAAAAGATTCATAAGTAAATTCTATTTCATCATACTTACACATTCCAATACATTTAAATGGATTGTTATCCTCCTCATCAGGAAATAAATCATCTACCCTAGTCGTACTACGTACGTGGGCAGGTCTAGAATATGGAGTATAGCTCGCATAATCATTGTCATAATATTTACTGTAATTATTGTAATAACGTGCATACGTGGTCGCAATCTTTTGTCCATCATATATTTTTTTAGTTTCAAACTCTTGATTTTCATTAAACGATAATAGTGTTCCCACGTTCAATGAAAATATCTTAGATAATTCTACCTCATTTCTTTTTGCTACAAAATATAATGCTTCCGCCTCTGATGCAAATAATATAATGTCCTCATTTTTCACTATGCCAAAATGTAGAGGGCGTTCAGTATTGCGGATAAAATGTAACTTACGCTGTGTAGTGTCATACCACACAATAGCAAACGCTCCCTCTACTTTTTGGATAAAATCTTCAATAGAATTTTTACTTAAAGCAATAGCCAATGATTCAGAATCAACCTCACAATCTGTACCTTTCTTGTCTCCAAGCACACATATTTCATGTTTATTACCAACACTTCCATTATGTACTAGGATTATATTTTCATTGACAAATGGGTGTGCATTTTCATCATTAATTTCCCCATTGGTAGCATATCTAGTATGTCCAATAACATACTTATAGTCATTAAATTCTTTCATCATATCTGAAAAAACGTCCGACTCAATAAATTCGCCCGCACAAACAGCACGTTTAATTACTCGCACAGGCTTTTGATTATTTGTTGGAACAGTAAACAAACCAGTAGAATGTTTACCACGTAAAGACGTAGCTACTAGTAAGTCCTTAAATAATTTCTTTTCAGTTAATCCAAATTTGAAATTACTGAGATTAATCACTCCTGTTATACCACACATATTCTACTCCTCGTCATAATATTCTTCTTCATCATAGTCACGTTCTTCTTCGTAATCTTCTAATTCTTCTTCTTGATACTGTTGTATCTTATTCATTTTTTCATTGTACATAAATATATTTATCCAATTTTTTAAACCTGCACTCTTAATTTTCTTTTCTAGCCTAGATATATGCTTATCTAATGGGTGTGGAATTTCATAGTATTCTAAAAGTTCAGATATTATTTCACTCGTTATGTTTTCTGTATCTAAATCTAAACCACCCTCAAATACAGAATTATGCTTGAAGTAGTCTAAACTACTTTCTTGCATATTATTGTATAGTATAATATCTTGGGCTAGCCTTAATCCCTCAACTATATCTGTTTCGCAGTCGTCGTAGTCGAGTACCCTATGATAGTTCTCAAAAACTTTTTCCAAATAATTTGTTACACCATATCTAGATATTTCCCTATGTAAATTGTGTGTATTGTTATTGATACAATTTTTCTTCAGGCACATAATTATATTAATCCACTCTTTAACTCGCATCATGTCATATGTGCCACCATGTAATCTAAATTCTAGACTACCATACTTAGACGTAGCATTTAAATTTAATGAACTATACTTTGGAAAAGAAGAAACGTGTTTTTTAAAGTCCAAGTCTTTTTCTACTGATGTCAATATGTCAGATAGAGTTCGTTTAAAATCGTCAGACTTAGCAAATGGCAGACAGTATAAATTTTCTTTCCTGCTCACACCGCAATAATGAAATAATACATTTTCAAATATAGCATAATCAAGTAATAATCTAGCATACTCATTCTTATTTAAGTCAGTAACATCTAAATGTACATGTACACTACACCTATCTGAAGGAATATCGCTTAAGTTTTCTTTCTCGATATTAAGGTATTCATTTAATTCATCTAGAGCCACACTCAAATCCTTACCAAATAATTTTTTAGTAACAAATTCTACTCCAGAATTACGTAAACTGCCGTCACTCTTTACATTCCAATACCCAGTACCAAATAATACTCCCCCATTTTCAGAATCTACACTAAAGTATCCATGATTAATGCCTCTACGTACTCCGTTGTGTGCAAAGCCAGAAGCTTCATTCATATTTTCTAGTTCAACTTCCACACCAATAATACATCTTGGCAATACAAAATCTATAGACTCTTGATATGAGAATACGTTTTTATTCTTGTCAAATATAGAACCAATATTATCTTTGGACATTTAACATTCCCCCGACTCTTATATTTTGTAATTGTATTAAATCAATTAAATCATTATTACCATTAAACAAGTCAACAGTAGGGTACATTGAGTCCTCTCTCATTTTACCCACCAATACTTCTTTATATCCTAAAAATAAACCTGCTGTATTCCAAGATGTACTTATGTACAAATCTTTAGATATAGCACCCGCGTATCTATCTCCTGACGTAATTCTATTTATAGCACCACTAGCTGTAAAATAACTTGGAAAAAATATATCTTTTATAAATAATGGCTGACTCAAATCCTCATAGTTTAATGTTGGTAAGTCAAATATTTCACATGTTTCCATGTTCAAATGGATTATATTTATCACTGTAGGGTTAAAAGACTGTCTGTATTGTTGCGTGGCGTGTCTAGATAGCCTAACCACACCTTTCTTAGCATTCAATAATGCTAATTTTGGAAATCTAAAATCAATTTCAATATCTCCTACATACCATTTAGTAGGCAACCATTCATTATCGTCAGTAATAACTGAACCAGAAATATATTCTAAATCTTCATCAATATCGTCAATATAAAATAATTTCTGTACGTCATTATTTAATTTAGCTAGAACAGTACAAGTTCTATATCGTTGTCTAAAATCTCGTCTGCTTTCTCTTATATGCATTTACACACTCCCGCAAATAATTTTTTAGTAGTCTAGACTACTAAAATGTAGTTAATTTAATTTAGGAATTTCTATACCATAATTTTCACATAAATCCCAAGCATCATCAACAAGACCAGAATTAATAATAGTTTGAAAAGAATTTTCTCCTGTATCTGCTATCCACCGCTCATGTCTAGGTTGATTATTATGTGATAAATTATATACCACATCACTTGCCACGAGCTTTATTTGATTAAATATCCACATTTTTATGTTATCACTACTTAACCATACATTACTGGGCGTTCTGTACTCAATTCCATATTCTTTATGTCTGAATGAACCCGCCTTACCATAAAATGCTTTTCTTTGTGATGTTCCCTCTAATATTGTTAATGGCAATCCAACATACATGTCACAGCCTTTAACTAAACTACTTCTAGCCATAGGGTGAAAATTTGGATTAGTTAACCCAATGTGTATATGACCGCCTGCCGTACGTACATTATTTTTATTTAATGAAGAAGTATCAACAACATTTTCTTTTGATGAATAAATGTTGTAATCAGGCATACAGCCAAACATTTTAGCCTGTTTAGATTTTAAAAATTCAGGCTCAAACTTTTGATAATCCATTATTTTATAGTGTAGTCCGTG